CCCATCGAGAGTCGATACATGCCCGGTGACACCGACAGAATCGCGAAATTCGTCGCGCTGATGGACGCCGCTTGTGTGGACGCCTGCACGGTGTCCAGCAGATGCGGTGTCGCGTTCAACCGGTCCACCAGCGACAGCAACCAGTACCGCATCACTCGCGTGACGCGACCTGAGATCCGGTTCTCCACGACCGGTGTTTCGACAACGATCTGTGGTGTCGGGGATATCGTGAGCATTCATGCGCCTTGCCCTTGAATATGTCGGCCCTCGACATCGGCCCCGACGATCCTCCACGGAATCGGATCAGAGACCGTAATCTCAGGCACCCACACGCGATCCGAACTCGCCAAGCGTGTCCAATAGACTCTGGTCCCAAACGACCCCTCTGGCCCTGCTGCGGCAAGCTGCGTATTGCTCCAGGTTTTCAGGTCGGTGCTCGTCCGCATCATGACCTGTGGGTCCACGCCCTGTCCGGTGGACGTGCCAAGACCGACCTCCAGCAGCAGTTCCAGTCGGGACACAAACAGCCGTCGCACATTCGTCGCATCGAGCCACAGCGGTGGTGGTACCCGCAGCCGGCGAATCAGGTCGCCGTTACACTCCGTGGTATACGACGTGTCCATCGTGCAGATCAGGCCCGTCTTGCGATCCGCGACGAGGTGCTGTCCGAACGCATAGCAATGGCTGCGCGGACCCCAGAAGTCATAACTCCCACTCCCGATGTCCCACACGCCACGTTCGTGCCAGAGTCCGGTCGAGAGGTCAAAGACCCAGGTCGCGTTGGCCGCTGGGAACGTCAGGCAGTAAAACGTGTGTCCCTGGTCACTGTAGGCCACCGCTTCGGCGTCAGTGATTTTACTCGTGCGTGCATACCCGGCAATGGCCGTCTCGACGGCGTAGGTGCTGATCCGTTCTGGCTCCAGGCCGGTGGCGGCGACGACAATCCCCGCTCCATCTGCTGTCTGAGACAACCAGATCATCCTGTCGGCAGCGAGCTTCACCGAATAGGGAGCCGTGGTGCCGTATCCAAAGACCGACCCCGGCACGGGGGCAAACGGGAACGGACTCGTCCCTGCGTCGTACCAGACCTCACCCGTCTGCTCGCCAATCAGCCAAATCTGTCGATTGCCGTCCACGACCATCGCCTGCCAGGGGTCCGGGGCAATACTGCGCTGGGCGTACTGTGTCGCGTCCCAGCTTGATCCATCATTTAAGGCAGAGATGTAAAACTTCGAGGCGGCACTGTCGAACGATAAGAAGTAGCCGTCGATCATGCCGACCATCGTGCATTTGCCGGCCAATGCGCTGATCGATGCACTGAGCGTGTTGGTCGCGATGGTCAGCAGGTAGGCGTTGGTCCCTGACCCGATCAGGAGTTGCCCGCCGGCATCCCCATTGCTCGCAATGGACGCAGGATTGGGGTCATTCGTGACGGTGCCGTTCGTCACAATCGACGCGCTGTTGGTGTCGAGCACCTTGTAGACGCTCGGTCCAATGACGGCGAAGCAGCGATCTGCCATGGCGAAGAGAGCGCGTCCATTGATGTCAGAGACGGTGACGTACTCTTGCTGTCCAGGGCACGGATACAGTGCAGCGACGTGCGGCGAGGCCGACGACTGGGTGGGCTCGGGATACCAGTTGACCGTACGCTCGCAATCAGCCCACACACTTTGCGGTTCGTTCGAGCCGTACACAAAGCCTGGATACCGCGCCATCAGCTGTCCGAATAGATGTTGTAGTGCGGGCCGGCCCCACCAAAGATCAGACCGGCCACGCCACTAGAGAGGTCCATCAGCCGCTCGTTGGCACGCTTCACGTCGGCTTTGCTTTCCGCTGCGGCTTGCTGGATATCCATCGTCAAGGGCGAATCAAACGCGCTCGCCAATTCCTTGGCGAGATTCGTCCGCAGGAACCGGCGATACCCCGGCGGCAGGGCAATCGTGTCAGTGATGGCGGTAAATTCGCTCACGGGCACCAGAGTGTAAATGACGCCTTCCAGGGTGCTGCTCGTGGCGAGCGGCCACAGGCGAATCAGCCCAAATCCAGACGCATCATATGTGGGGTTGTAATACGCGGCCTGCGGATAGACTGAGGTCAAGTCCTTCTGGGCAATCCCGTCGTAGGCGTCTTCTGTCAGGACCGGACCCAGATTGTATTCCAATGTCGGCGAGACCGACGTGTCTTGAAAGCCGACGTTGTCGATGGCCAGGGGACCGGTGGGTCGCGCACAGTCGATGACGGCCCCGGTGCCAATCGTGTAACTCGTGGCTCCCGAGATCGTCCAGGTCGTTCTGGCACGACTATAGACCGTCAGCCCTTCAGTCGTGAGGCTGTCGATCCAGTCATTGAGGCGATTCAGCCCATAGGACGCGTCGTTGGCTGACGCCGTCTCTCCGACTTGCAACACGCGCAGGTCTTGCAGGGCTGCGGTGATAAGCTCGCTGACGGTCATCAGACTTGATAGAGCGCATTCATCAAGGTGGCCGTGGTGTCAGTGCTGTTCACCCGAATGCACGTGAGCGGCAGCACCGCGCCGGCAAGCACCGTAAAGGGCGCGAGACTGCCATCCTCGAAAATCGCCACCACGACACCAGCCCCGCCGACGAAGATGGCACTCGACGGAATTGCCTTGGTCGAGGCACTGGCGCTATAGGTGCTTCCGTCGAAGTTGACCGTGTCGCTTTTGGTGATCACGACCGACCGGTTGTACGTCCCGCTGGTTTGGGCCATGCGTTATACCCCCGTCTTGCGCGGACGCCCACGCTTCCGCTTGACCGGCGTGATCGGGACGGCGGGCACCTGTTCGTGGGTCGCCGCATCTGCCTGCGCGGCCTCGGCTTTGGCGAGATCGCTGAGCCCCTGATCGGCAAAGTGGCGCTGCGCGGTGACCTCGGCTATCGCCTGCATATCGTGCTCGAACTTCTCGATAGCCGTATCTGGACCGACAGACCAGCCATCTTCCAGTGCGCGGTCGCGCTCGTCGTCGTTTCTGACGATGAGTTGACAGGACCGAGAAAAGGCTTCGCCTTCGGCGTCACCCACCGTGGCCAGCGGGTCGCCGCACATGACGCGCCCGTTGTCCCGCTTGAAGGCCTTAAAAACCATGAGCGGATACTCTTCAAACCTCGCCGCTCCGAATCCGCCGTTGTTCGTCGGCTGATTCCATTTCTCCATCTCTCGGGCGTAGTCCGTGTCCGGGTTATGCACAATCGCCATGAAAACCTCGTGAAAAGAGAGGAGGGCCACAGAGTGTGACCCCCCTCTGTGTGGTGTTACGCCACGGTGCCCGTGATGTTCGTGACGGTCCCCGCCATCGGGGTGGCCACAAACGAGTTCCACAACCCGTTACAGGCAATCGCGGTGAAGGCAATCGGAGCCGCCGAGTTGGTCGTGATCACGTCATAGGACGTGCCCGCACCAGACAACCCACCCGTAAACGTGAGCGTATGGGCCGCGACCCCGTTCCCGACAATCGTCAGCAGCGTCCCGTCCATGTCCTTGGTCGGGACAGGGACGGTCAGCGCAATCACGCTGGTCCCGTTCAGGATCACGCGAGCATCGGTCCCGGCTTTCGGCAACGTCAAGGTGCCGGTGGCTGTGATGCTACTGACCACAGTCGCCCGTGACGCTTGGTAACCGATGATCTCCTGCGAGGCGGCTGTCGAGAAGTCCGTGGCGTCTCCGTGTGTCACATTACTCGTGACCACATGGGCGACGGTCGCAGACCCGTTGACTCCCCGCAGCACATCGACGGTCGTGCCGGACGTGTAGTTCTGGGCGACCTGCATCACTTCCTGGTCTACCAGGACGAGGCGTCCCGCATCGAAGGAGGTCGCGGAGGCGACGACGACAGACGTGTCATCGACGGCGACCGCTGACGAGAGCGTCGTTGTTGCTAGTGCCATGGTTAACCCCACACTCTGGACGCGAGACGCGCCTGGATGGTCGCTGCGCCGATCAGGATATCGAGACGGCTTGGATTCTGGTCCGTGCCGATTTGATACTGCTCAACCATGCGAATGGAAAATCCGAGTGCCTTGGAACGCACCGTGGTGGACTCTGCGCCCGCGCCGGGCTTCATCAGGTCGGCCATCACGAACGCAAAGGCATCGGGGTGATAGACAAACGACTGCGGACTCGTCGTGGTGGCCAAGGTGCCCGTCGCACCCGTCGCACCGAGGACCAGGATCACCGCGTTATTGGCCGGGCTCGCATCCACCGTCTGGAGTTGACCCGAGGTGATGATACTGGGACTGATCGGCAGCGTGGCCATATCGCCTGACACGTCAGACGTGTCGGCCGTGACGACGAATTGCTGCAACCGACCCGTGGACGAATACGACAGTGGATTGACGGAATTGACACCAGCCAGGGTGAAAATATCGCCCTTTTTGAGCGACGACGCGCCCGAGGCCCAGCCATCCGTACTGATCGTGCTGCCCGTCTGTGACGCGCCATCAACCAGCGGCGTAGACGACGTAAAGGTGCCGGTCGTATGCGTCGGACGCACGGGATCTTGCAGCCACTTATCCACCCCGAGCTGCCGACGACCAAACATGCCCTCTTCATAGTTCTCGGCAATGACGGCAGTCGGGTTAAAGAGCGAACTCGTGGTATTCGCCAGCGTACTCATCGCCAGCGGGTCCAGCACCGCCACGCGGCCCTTCATCGGAGCCGAGAGGTCGGTCAGTTTCACTCCCGCCTGGAGATACGTCAGGGTCGCACTGGGCGTCGTGCCTGGCGTGCCGACAGACGAGTAGATGTCCCGATAGACCGCATTGAACGCGAGCACTTCGGCCGCATTCGCCAGGGCTTCCGACCCCGGATTGACATAGCGCGTCCGAATGTTGTCGAGTTCAGTCGTGGCCTGCTGGCTGGAGTACCCAAAC